CTTTTGCTGTTGTATGACCTGGGCGATCTGCTTGTTATAACTCGCCTCGCCGTCGAGCGATATTCTCGCGCCGATATCTACAGCCATTTATTTCAACCTCATCACTTGCTCGAAGGGTATTCTTCTCTTGATTACCTGCTCCGCGCCGCCGTCTTCGATGGCCATGCAGGAGAGCATGTCCTGCATGTCTCCGTAACGCATTAGCATGGTCTCCTGCTCGTTCATGCCCATCTTCCGGCCATAGTATTTATACCATGCCCGGTTAAGTCTTATTGGACGGCGCTTTCCGCGTTTTTTCCCTGAACCGGCTTTGTTTTGATCTCGGTCTTCCGACCGTCTTCGAGCGCTTTAATCACTGCCTTCTGCAGCGCGTCGAGCTGCCCTGCGTTCAGCGTGAGGAAGTCCGTCTCCGAGATCGGATCCGTTCCCTTCTTCAGCGCCCACCATTTGTTCAGGATCGCGGCCAGTTTTACATAGGCCTTTGTCACTCCCATGCGTTCTATCATCTGCGGGAAATCATTCACGCCGATCTTCTGCATTTCGTCATCGATGTCGCAATCCGCGCCGATGCTGTACAAAAAGCCCACTTCTTTTCCGTCAATTTTCATTTTTTAACCTCGACATTTTCTTTATCTTCCAGGGTGGTCTCTGCCGGTTCTTCTGACGGGACCTCGACCGGCACCGCTGCCTTTTTGGTCTTACGCGATGCCGTCGACACCGACTTTGTCCCGCCGAGTGTTACCCCTGCACGCCGAGTTCAGTCTTCAGCGCCGCGAGGGCTGCCGCTTCCGTCGCATACTCGATGCCTTCCCATTTCCAGGAACGCGTCGCATTGTCGGAGCGCGAGATCTGACCGGTCAGCTCCTGCGTCTGCCAGTCGATATTCTCTTCCTGCGTCTCCGCGTCGTTTCCGATCTGGTCGAATTTGACCTTGCGGATGATCGTCGGAACGAAGGACGTCGCTCCGCCGGAGCGATATCTGGTGATGAATCCGACACCGACATAAGGCTGCGCGACATTGTCGCCGAATTCGATCCCGTTATCGCCTGCGGTCGGGATGCCCATGATGAACATCTGCGCCGCCTGCAGAAGGCCGTCCACCGTCAGCGTAAGCGTGCCACCGGTGAATTCGCCGGATTCCTGCTCCGCCTGGATGTTATTGGCATAAAAGATGTTATTGTCCGAGCTTTCCGGCTCAACAGAGACGGAGACGCCGCGGGCGAGTTCCATCGCATTCGAATAGGTGATCGTCGTGCCGCTCGCGGCATACTTTGCGACCCACGGCTGCGAGAATCCGGTCGTTACGCGGCCGGCTGCCAGAGAAATGTCTGCCATTTTTTATCCCTCCATGATTTCCTTTGTGCGTCTTTCGACGACTTCTTTCATTTTTTCTTCCGCCTGAGACCTGACCCTGCGGACCGCAGGGCCGACGAATGGATGCTTATTCCGGAAGTATGTGCCGCCTTCGACTGATCTCGCGATCATGACGTTCGGCTGCCCGGTGTCGTTGTATCCATGAAAGCCTGCCTTCACGTTGAAGCTTCCGCCGATCTGCTCCATCTTCGCGATGCCGAAGCCATGCAGCAGGCCCTGTTTCTGGATGATCGTTACCGCGTCGCCCTTTTCTTCCTCCGTGTAGAATTTTGTCTTCACTGGAAGCTTCTGGATGTTCGCGTGGATCGCGTCCGCCACGATCTTCGCGCCCTCATAGATCGCTTCACCGCAGATCCTTGGGTTCTTCGTGCCCAGGTGCTCAAGCTCCGAGATGTAAATGTCGAGGCCTTTTCCGATCACGTATTTCGCCATATCAGATCACCCAGAATTCCCATTCGAAATGGATCACGTTCGTGTCCTCCTCGTACTGGACCATATTAAGGCGCCAGCCGGTGCTGTCTCTGCCGTTCAGGTATTCCTGGATGGCATCGGCCGCGGGATCATATTCCGTTTTTGTGAAATAATCGACCGTACCGTGCAGCTGCTGCGCGCTCTTGTGGTTATTCGTATTCAGAGGACCGTCTTCGCTGTCTTCTGCCCAGATGCAATAAGGCAGTTCGCGTTTAGGCCGCCAGTAATGATAAGTATGCGGCACGGCCGCCGCCAGTCCGGTCCCGAAATCCTTCAGCTTATTCTGAAATGTCATAGTTCTCGTTAAGCCTCATCAGCGTAATGTCTGTTACCTTCAGACCATCGTCGTCCAGCTGATGCCGGACGTCCGTGATCCTGTACTGCCCATCATAGTCAGAATTCGAGATCACCGCATGCATCCCGATCCGGACGGCCGGATCCCGCCAGATCCGCGCCAGAAGGTCGATCTGCTCGTTCACTCCCTTTGCGGCATACTGCCGCGCCATGCCGAAGGTTCGTTCTTCGAAGTCCGCCTCGGTCACCGGCTGCAGCGTATATGTCGGCATCGCGCCCGGCTCGTTCGTCTCGGTCTTTATGCAGACCCGGATGTGCCCTGCGTCCATCATGCCTTCTTCTCCTTCATCTTCTGATGCAGAAGATAGTTGTTTCTTGCATATCGGAGCATGGCCGGCATGGCCGCAGTGTCTTCTGCCCGCTTACGGTAGTAATAGGCCGCATACATCACGAGGAGGTTCATGTAATCCTCTTCCGTGCTGTCGGTCGGCGCCGTGATCCCCTGCCGCGTCAGTTCCTTTTCGGCTGCATCCAGCAGCGTCACCAAGTAGTCATCCCGCAGCGTGTTCGAGATCTCGAGATTCATCTTGAGCATTGTCAATTTGTCCATGCCGTTATTCCTTTAGTCTTTGATGGCCTTTGCTATAGTCTTGCTATATCAATGATTCGTCGTCGGAGCGTCGCTGGTGTTCGCGGCGTCCGCAGCGAAGGTGACGGTGGTCGTCGGAGCTCCGCCGACGCCGATCACGACGAAACCTTCCGCGATCGCGGGCTGGCCGTCGTATCTTGCGACGCCCTTGAAGACCGTCTGGTCATTCAGGAATCGGACGTGCTCGGAAGTGACGAATCTGGCCGCTGCGCGTTCGCCCAGGAGATACAGGTCGAAGTAACCCGCGATGATCGTGTTGGCCGGAACGAATTCCAGGACTTCGATCACGCCGCCGATGACCGGCATCGTGCCATTCACGCCACTTGCGATCGCGCCTGCAGCGTTGACACTCATGGCTTCCGCCACCAGCTTCGTATAGGTCTCTTCATTCATGACCCACACTTTCTCGCCGCGGCTGTATTTGCCCTTTGCTGCGCCGAAAGCGGTCACGATGTTCTGGAAGAGCTTCACGCCGGTCGCGTTCGCGCTGGAGATCGTGATGACGTTCGATGTGTGAAGGTCAGCCCACGGTCTCGCGGTCGCCGGATAGCCGGTCGGAGCCTGTGTCTGTGCCAGACGGGTAGCAATGCCGAGCGGCATACGAGTGCCAAGGCCGAAGAGGATCGCTTTGTCGACCGCGATGCCGATCGCCTGTGCCAGCGCATCCATGAGGATGTCCGCAAGGTTGACGTCGCTGTCTTCAAGCACCGCGTTGCATACGGCATAGAAGCCCGCGACCTTCCAGCACTCGATATCGACCGAATAGAACGGCAGATCGAGCTCGTTCAGGTTCGCGCAGCACTCGGTCCATACAGCCTCGGTCACGACGCCCTGGATCGCTTCGCGGCCCGTGCCGGAGATCGAGCGGACATTGACGTGCTTATACAGCTTGGAATATTCCATCATGTTCTCGCGGAGGATCCCGAGGAATACTTCCGGAATGATGTTGCCGACGCCCGAAAGCGCTCTCTTGTTTTTTATGCAATCGCGGACTTCGCCAAGGAAGGCCTTTACGTCTTCACGCTCGAAGATCTTCGACCGCGTTTCCATGTTCATGTTTTTAAAGAAACCTCTTTTCTGCATGGTTTCGATCTCCTCTTTTCTTTCTTCCGGTTTGTCTTCTTCCGGCTTCCTGTCGGTGTCCTGGGCACGTTCTTCTTCCTGCAGAGCCTCTTCGAGCTCCCGGATCTGTGCCTCAAGGTTCGCCGCCTTCTCTTCGTGTTCCTTTTTTTCCGCTTCGAAAGAATCGACTTCTTCCTCGACCGCTGCCCGCTCTTCGTCGGACGCCGTCTCGGCCGCTGCCTCTTCGATCGCCTTCGTCAGCTCTGCTTCGCGCGTCGCGAAGGACTCATCTTTCGCGCGCAGCTCCGCCAGCGCCTTGTTGGCTGCATCAATCTTCTTCCGGAGCATCAGTGCTTTTAATGCCATTGATCTTTTCCTCCATCCGTTTTTTCCACGCGGCTGCCGTGCGCTTCTGGATGTCGTCGCGCTCTTTCGCTCTTGCGGAAATGCTGGTTTCTGAATATGCCGGGAATGTTACACATGAAACCTCATAGAGCTTGACCTCTTTGATCGTCCAATGGATGGACCCGTCTTCGCGGTATTCGGATTCCTCGTCGACGATGTCAAACCCGAACGAGCACTGCGAGACATCGCCGCGCTTTACACGTTCATAAAGGTTCATTGCATCGCGATCGTTCGGATTGATCGTGATCTTTCCCCACAGTCCGCGTTCATCCTGCGCCAGCTCAAGCGTCTTTACAGATGTCCGTCCGAGCACCAGAGTCGTGTCATGGTTCACCAACGCCCGGATGTCGTCCGCGATCGTATTCGTGAACGCTCCCGGAGCCACTGATTCAGTCATGCCCGGTGCGATTTCATAGATGCTATTAAAAACGGCGAAGTATCCCTCGATGAAGAATCCCTCGCCGTCTTCCCTCGTTTTAAACTCAGTCGGTATCGACCTGACCTGTCTGATGTCTCTTTCCATCACTCATTTCCTCCCGTCAATTTGCTTTGCATCCCTGCCATGTCCCAGGGGATATAGTTCTCAAGGACCCT